CGGACCTACATGTCCGACATCAACTGTTGAAAAACCTATCTTGCATAGGCTGACTAGTCTAACGTATCGTGTTGGGATAATATCCCTTGATCGAAAGACAACATGTCACTTGTGCCCTAAATGAACCTGGGTGGCGACCCAGTACAAATAAACGTTTGTAATAAGAACTGTAGGTTCGTTATGTTTTATTGTTAGTATTATTATCATGTGGTGTGGTTATCTCTTCCCAAATCTCCCCTATTCTCTTAACCGAGAACGTACTAAGAAATTAGTGTACGGCTTTTGCTAGGCCTTCTGGCTTAAGATAACATTATACTATGTGTTATTCTTCTTCTCTCCATTCTATCTTTATTATAGATATCTTCAATCCCATGATGAAATTCCACTGTTGATAGCCTTGAGCTACTCGGTGTATGGATCACTCTCATGCAAAGAAATGTTGATAATCTTTATTCTTCATCACCCCAGTAATATGAAAATACTGGTCTTGAATCCAGTGCCATAATTTCTCTATCATTCTCGTCTTTCGTTGCTAGCTCAGGCTTAGCTCTGCCATCTGCTAACTGGTCATCCAGTGAACAAGTAGATCGGTAGACTCGGACTTTGTCTAGCTTTGACAACGGTAATGCCGTACGTGACATCTTCGTTCGCCACACCTTTGGTGACCAGATCCTCATGTTCCGCTTTATGACGTCATTCCTTCTTTTGATTGTTGGCTCAGTTGCATCCTCATGTAACTGCTCTAGCCTCACATTAGAATCGAATAATAACGAGATCCCTAATAATGTGACGTGTCTATCATACTTTTCGACTCCGTCGTTAGGTACTGACACTATTATTGGTGTAATTGTTCTTTCCTCCGCTAATTGTCTTATTTTCCATGAGGCGATTCGCATACCTAGATCCATTGGCATCATCTTTGCATCTGTTGAATAACATATTCCAGAAGCAATTCTTAAGTCTTTATCAGACGGTTGAGTTTTCATAACTCCCGGATAGTAGACTCCGACTCCGCCCAGGAATGTCGGGATGTGCCATGGCAATGGGCTTAACTTTTCTAGTATAGGCCTGTTGTTGATAAGATATAGCTCTGCTACTTCTTCTCTCATTTCTACTGGACATTGCTCCATTAATTCTTTAAACTGTGACCCAGGTGGCTCGCGACCTTGAAAGATGTCTAACTTACTGACTTCCTTCTTTTCGCCCCCCACTGATCTTTTTAAGCCTTTGATCAGTCCAAAGTTAATAAAATTTATCCTCTCTAAGTCTGTGTTAATCAGATATTCTCTTTCTAATACCTTACTTCGTTTAATAATGAAGAACGTACTGTTGATTTGAATAAAATCACAAGATCGAAATGTCTTTCCTACACTCTCTTCTAGACCGATAAAGCCTGTTAGCTTGCCCCATATCGGATAATATTCTTTCGGTACTCTTGCCGCGAGATCATCACCGTTTACGGCGATCGGTACATCTTTCAGTAGATAGTACGCGCCTAAACATCTTTCGTATGCCATTCGTGCCATTGTTGCATTTAATATGCACAGCACGGGAAACGACGTGATTGATCCCATCAACTGTCCGCGAGTCTGTTTCTTCGCATAATCCTGGTAACCTCTTCCTTCTGTCTCAATCCAAAACCCCGTTAGGGATTCGAGTAACAGTTGTGTCTCATCATTATCTAATTGCAAGCAATCTGCTATGGCTTTACCGCAGGTTTCTGAGTAGATTGAGTAGATATTGTCTGTCGCGGCTTTGAAATCGCCGGATAGATACTCCTCATTCAATCCTTCTAATAATCCGAGTTGTTCGATTAGTAGCTCTTTTGTTACTGGTTGTCCAATAAGTTTAAAAGTCGGATGTTCTCGCATCTTTCGATGTACTACTCTCTGTATTGCTTTTAATACGAATGATCGTGCTGGTTGAGATTTTGTAATGACTCTCACTTTCAATGCTTCTGCCAGTCCCACGGGAACGGCCTTGTTCTCTTCGAGCAACGCTTGTTTCTTCGCGCGCTTCCAAAGTTCATTGAATCGTGATCGTAATTCTACTTGATCGTTATCTATCTTGTAATCTGTGATGAATAAGGGTAATTCCTTTCTCTCTTCAGGTGGCATGAGACTGATTCCTGTCTCGTTCTTAATCTTCAGCATCATTCTTCTAATCTCTTCTTTATTATCATCTATGTCTCTCTCTTCTGCTTCTTTCATTCTTACGATGTCTAGCATGGATGCGTCCTTGGATACTCCGTGTGTGCGACCACTCATTTCAGCTTTGAATGAGAAGGGTCCGCCAGGTGTTCGTAAACCATCGAACAGATGATTGTACTCACCCAACAATGCGCCCAGAGAACCCAGGTTCTTCCTTGAGGTAATGTAATTGCTTGATGTTGAAGGTGCATAAGGTGCGAGTTCGTCTCTCTTGAGAGGCATTCTCCCTAGCACTTCGACTGTTGTACGATAGATTTGTGCACGCACTTGTGCTTGTGTTATAGTTCCCTTAAAAAAGGAACCGTGATCCAGGCCCTGCGGACCATACTTCAAATCATACTCAGCCCTTTCGGTATCGTTGGTGATTCCCATATCACCCACCTTTCTGGTCATCACATTTGTACGTCGTTTCGGCTCTTTTGTCGTAGCTTTCGTTACCATGTATGGTCTCTCAGAATACCAGTCTTCCATCACGCTCTCCCAGTCGGGAGCTTCATTTACCTCTATCTCTGTTGGCTGTTTGACCTCTGTTGTCAATGCGGTGACCGTCTTCATGATGCTAGCTAGAACAGCTGCTTCATTCGGTCTGGGACTTCCCTTCTTTAGTCCTATGTTAACCGTTGCGATCAACGAATATCTCTTTGTGTCAGATTCAGTTTGACTGAATTTCCACATCCACCTTCCGATCCCTCCGCATAATAAAATGTGGGGGTGATCGAGCCCATCAAAAGGCTTTTTGGGTATAAGATTATTCGTGGCCGCACTGGTCCAGGCAGCGAGTTTCCATTTGGCAACTGCCTCCCATCCGCACTTCTCACTGAGTTTTTGCCAATGTTTTATTGATTTATTCACTGTATTATGGAGTTTTACTATCGATTTTATTTCGTAACCGTATAGTACGGCGGCGAGAACGCAGTCAATGACTACGTCTCCTACGCCACCATCCTTATGTTCATTTAGATACTGCTGTATCTTCCTATAGGTCAGGCTGTCGCGATTCTTCGCAGCGGTCTGATTCATTTTTCCAGTTGATACTGGGGAGATGTTTTTTCTACCATGG